GACACAATAGCAACAGATTCTTTTAGTGTTGAAAATTTACCTTTTAAACAAATTGTTACGTCTGAAGAAACCGAAGATATTTATCGCAGAATTTATGATATAACACTCATTACATATCCTGATAATGCTGATGAATCTATTACATTGTTTTCAGGTATAATCAATATTGTCTATAATAAAATAGACCAAGTTTATACTTTAGCACCTCCTATAACAATAAATGTTCAATATTCATATTTCCTTTTAAATGATCTAACAATTAGTAATAATACCATTAAACTTGTAGACTCAGAACCTATTGATCCAGATCCAGGTGTTACAGAAGTAACTTTATTCGAAATTATATTCGATGATAATACAATTGCCCAAACATATACTAATAATAATATAAATATATCAGAATTGGCACCACACTTAAGATTATCACTTATTGCAAGATAAAAAATTATTTAAGATGTAAAAAATATATAAATTGGTTTAATGAGACTTTGATTTCATCTAAAACTGATTGTAAATCATTATCTTGTTTTTTGTAAACTTCATCTATTTTTTTTATAGCATTTTGAATATAAATTTCAATTTTACCATCATATGAATTGAGATTTATATTTTTTTTAGTTTGTGCTTTTTTCCTGCCATATTTTCCAATATATGTTTCTAAATATTTATCATATAATGTATTAATTTTATTATATAAATGATCTGTCGCTTTGTGTTCAATATAATTTTCAGTCATAAAATGACAATATTTTATATTGGCAATTAGCTCAAATAGTAAATGTGTTATATCATTGCTCATTCTCTATTATTTCTTCATAAAATTGTTTAACATTTTTATTACATATAAATGAATCTTTATCAATATCAATAATTTTAATTGATTTCAGATCTTTTGCACGAGATAATGCTGTATATAGTTGTCCTGGTGCGAAGATACAAGTTCCGCCATCAACTTCAATGGCATCTAAAGTTGCACCCTGTGACTTATGAATTGAAATAGCGTATGCGAGTTTTATTGGCATGAATTTCACAAATGTTTTTGTATTTTCATTCATATCTTTATGATAATAAATGGTAAATTTTGTTTTATTTTGATCTATAATTTGTACATATGATGGTGATAAAGAAATTATTGTACCCATTGTACCATTAATTAATCCTTTTTCAATATTCACGTTTCTTGTAACCATGACTTGAAGACCTTTATATAAATTGATAATATAATCAGTTGTTTTCATTTTCTTATCGTTAGATATTGCATTATATTGCATAATATCATTTTCATTGTAATTTGATACGTTTGTGAAATCTTCTTCTATAGTTGGTGGATAGCATTGAATAATATTTGATAATTTTGGAAGATTCTTTTCGTAGTTGTATTTATTTATGGCATCAACATGAGTCGCAAGAGAAAATAGTTTGGTTGGTACAATACCATTGTATTTTGTTTTTTTTAAAAGTGTGAGTCGAGAAAATGATTTCTTAGAACATTTTCCAAAGCGTATTTCCGCCAAAATATTTTGAAAATCATTATCTGTTTTTTGCCTGATATATTCATTCAAAATAATATTTGTAAAATGACATTCCTCCCATACTTTCGATAAGAAACAATAATCCCCATTTACTGGAGACAGTTGACAAAAATCTCCTACAATAATAAGTTGTATACCACCAAATGGTTCGTTATTATTTTTAACTTTTTGTAATATTTTTGAAATTTTTTCAAATAATGCAAGATCAACCATACTTATTTCGTCAATAATCAATGTTTTCAATTCCAGAATTTGTTTAAACTTTGGAGGATACATTTTTAATTTCTTGATAACATTGTCCACACTAACATCTCCTATTCCGAGTGAGAAATAAGAATGAATAGTTTGACCATTGATAAGAACAGCTGAACATCCAGTAGAAGATGTAACAATATATTTTGTATTATTAGTTTTCAAAGTTTGAATAATTTCTTTTAGGGTGAACGATTTTCCAGTTCCGGGAGGTCCTGTTAAGAATACATTCTGCTTTTTTTTGACAGCATCAATTGCAATCAATTGTTTTTTGTTCAAAGAAAACATAACAAAAAAAAATAATAAATATAATCATTTTTTCAACTTTTCCACTTATGTCCACACACAAGACAATTGAAGAATTGAGTCATATTCTCATCTCCAGATCTGATTTGAAGTTCATAATAAGAAATTTTATTATTTTTACATTTTCCACATTTAATAGCATCTGTCATAGACACCTGTTTAACTTCATATGCTGCTTTTAATTTTTCTTTTTGTTTATCAACGATTTTATTCCATCTTTCTGGAAACAGTTGTTGACACGACATGTAAGAAAGTTCGTGTGGTTTAAATTCTTGGGATTTCAACCTATTGATAAGATCAGTATTACCAATATAGCTATCTGATTTCAAATTAGAATATACAGATCGTGCATTATTTACATAAGTATCGATAAAAAGTTGTGTATTCCAAGACAATTGTATATTCAAAGATTTTGCATAGTCAATTGTTGAATTAAATACACCAATTTCAAGATCATTCACTATATTTTCATTAATATTCAATTTTTGAGATAATAAGTCTTTAAATTTGTTTCTAATTTCATGGTTATTATGAATATATTTGGTCATATTATAATCTTTAATAATAATTGATTCATTTTTTTATATATAATCAGCAACTTTTTTTGATGATTTTTGTATGTAATAGATATAAGCTAATAGAATTAATAAAATTGAAGTTAATGCAAATATGGGATGTGATGACACGATGAAGATAACAATCAAGAAAAGAAGAATGGATAATAATGAAATTTCGGTCAATTTATTTGGAATTTCTTCTTTATAAACTGTTGTAACTAAAAATACGACATAAAAGAAAATAGCAAGATATATAATTATTGGATTATTTTCAACATATTTAATATTTTTTGTTCCAATAACGTCTAAAGCAAGATTGCCATAAATCATTGTAAAGCATGAAAATATTGTTATAGTAGAAATAAACAAAATATCATCCATATCTATTAAGTGTTAATAAAAAAATGATATTGACAATAATAAAAATGAATGAAAATGTTTGAATTAAATAAATTTATCGATAATGATTTTAATTTAATGGAAATTTTTATGGTTTCGAAAAGATATGATAATCGTGTCGATATTAATATCAAACAGAAATCAATTGATAATATAAAAAAGAAATATTCAAATTGGAAACAAACAGATCAGGTTATATTTTATAAAAACAGAATGATGTACCAATATGATTTGGGAAATGATAATCAACTTCTATTTACAAAAGAAATGATAGATCGTCAAAGTTTTGATAATATTGAAGTTCTATCATATAAATATTCTAAAATTCCAACATACATGTTTCCATGTGTGAATGAAATAGATGAAAGAGTTGAATATAATGTAGAAGAATGTCGTATAACAAATCGTATATCGATAATATTGAAAAAGAATATATATGCGTCTTCGATTTATATAGAATATAAACATTCTTCGCAAGCAGAAATTGAAAAAAATGAAAAGATATTAAAGGATATAATAGATACTATAACAAATGAATCAGTTTCGTAATTTTGTCAATTTACATTTTGATAAAAATACAGCTGAATTCGATTATTTAAATGGTTTCACCACATTTAATATGTGTGATTCAGAAAATCGAAAAAAAATTCACGATATTCGTAAAAAATGGATAATAAATAACTTTTGTAATTATGAACCAGTCATTCAAAAGGATTATGAAAATTATTACAATGAGAATATATTGGATAATTACAATTATAATTTCAACCCTCCCAAATCTTACTATACAGAACCGAATATTGAAAAAGTCGAATATGATGACATAGATGATCATTATCGATATATATCAAATAATTATTCAAGAATTGTTTTGTTACAAAGTCAAAAAAAAGAAGAAGAATTAGATGATATAGAGTGTGAATATAGTGGATATCACTCTGATAGTTCATATGATTCGTATATAACAATAGATAATGATTCATTTTACGAGAGTTATGAAGAATTTGATGATTATGTAGATTATGAAGATGATTATGATTATTAGAATGGTTTATCTTTTTTATAAATTTATTTTAAGAAAATAAAAAAATGATACTCATATAAGAAAATGGTATATATATAAATCACAATGGTATTTCTTGCAAAAAATGTTGATGTCAACAAGCTTCGTTACTCAGAGATGCGTACCCTTGCATCTGGTGCGAAAACTGTTTACGTAAATTATGGTTCTGAAAAGCTAACTATCCAAACTCCCGTTCTTCACCTTCCCTATGGTCTTGGAGAACCATATGAGGCCAAAGATGGTGTATCGACAACAGATAAGGATAAGAAATATGATCTTACGATGTCTTTCAGGGGAATGGAAGAGAATCCAAAAATTCAAATTTTTCATGACAAACTGAAGGAGATTGAGACAAAGATTATAGATGATGCTTTCGGGAATCGTCTTGCATGGTTTAAGGATGATTTTGATGGAAATAAATCGTTTGTATCAAAACTCTTTACACCGATTGTGAAGATTGATAAGGATCCTAATACTGGAAAACCAGTTGGAAAGTATCCTCCGACATTCAAGTCGAAGCTTCCATATGACAATAAATCAAATACATTTATATTCGATGCATACGACATGGATAATAATGAAGTTGATTTCGAAAAAATCATGAAATGTCTTAAGGGTGCCAAGACACAGCTTATTGTTCAGCTAACTGGTATCTGGTTTGCAGGAGGTAAGTATGGTTGTAGTTGGAAGGTAATTTCATCTAAATTTCAGCTTCAACAGACAGCTAAAATGACGTTTATCCAAGATTCTGATGTAGAGAATCTCGAAGATGACGAAGACGATGATGATATCATTGATACTGACTGTCAGCAGAATATCGATGCTCAAGACTGTCAAGAAAAGAAGAAGGAGGAGGAGGAAGAAGATGAAGAGGAAGAAGAGGAAGAAGAGGAAGAAGAGGAGGAAGAGGAGGAACCTGAACCAGTTAAAGTTCCTGTCAAAAAAACTGGTAAAAAGGCAGTCAAAAAAACCTGAATACCAACAAAAAAGTTACATACAAACAAAACAAAAAACACAAAAAGAGTTGCTAAAAAGCAATATGATTGACAATAATATAGTATAATAAATGCAAACAAAAAACACAAAAAGAGTTGCTAAAAAGCAATATGATTGACAATAATATAGTATAATAAATGCAAACAAAAAACAAAAAAAGAGTTGCTAAAAAACAATATGATTGACAATAATACAAAAACAAACAAAAAATTATTTTTTTATATTTTGCTTATGTAACATTTCAGCAATTTCGTTAATATATAACACCCATTTTTTTTCAGTAAATTTATATTGTATATTCAACATATTAAGATATTCATTTATGCCATAGACATGATTTTCAATATCACGATATTTTCTTATTATTTTTGATGGAATTTTATTACTATGAATGTATCTACAAATAAGAAGACACCATTTAACTTGATAATCTTTAAATTCAGTTTTCAATTTATTACTGATTTGTAAACATTTTTCAATTGTTGATTTTGTTTTTTCCGTATCTAAATTTGGGTTAACTTTAAGTTCAGCATAAAAAACGATTTTGTTTTTTTCATCAACAAAAAGATGATCTTTTTCTTTCACTCCTTTTTCGTTTTTCTTTTTAATACTTTTCAAATCAGAATTCTGTACTATCAAATCTTTTAAAATATTTTCAATACAATATCCCATTTGAATATACTGTCTGTGTTCGAGTTTCTTTTTGATAATATGTGCTAAACTACTTGTATCTTTGCTTGTTCTTTTTATTCTTGATTGCAAATATTGATTGTTCTCTATTAAATTTTTCAAGGTTTTATAATTAATTTTTGTTTTCATGAACATAATTTAAACACGATTTGTCTTTATACTTTTATTCAAAATATGAAAATAATGACCCATAATAAAGATGCCATTACAAATATACCAAGAAAATTCGGACATCCATCGTGTGTAATTGTCACATTTGAAAATGTCCCAATAATTAGTTCTAAAATCTTATAAGATACATTATTTGAAAATAAAATGAATAGAAAGAATGCAATAAATGCCGAACGTAATTTAGAAGAATATTGAAAATCTATCAAATCATTTTTTTTCTTTATGGATGGTTTGTCTTGTAAGTCCATTGGTGTTATAAACATTATTCTATACTAAAATAATAAATTAAAGTTAAAAATTCAATGTCATACAAATTATTGTTTCCTATTGTCCAATCTGGTACATTTTCATAAAAATCATTTGAATGAGAAGCAATTGCGTTAATAAAATTACAACAATGTGCAAAATTATTATTAAAATCTGTAAAAAGTTCTATAATACACTTCGCAAATTGGTATTGATAAGAATCAGCATCGAAATCGGAAGAGAAAAAATCATGCACTGTATTCATGGATAACACTTGAAATAAAGAAATTGTATTTTTAATATCATGATATGATAAATTAAGAAACCACTTAACATTATTGTAAAACCCTGCTTTTTCCATTATCTGTGATGCTTCAGTATAAGCTTGTAAAGGGGATTCCCAAACAAAATCTTTTTTGTACAATTTAGATAGGTTATTATATTTGATGAACAAATTGAGATACGATATATCTTGATCTGATAACTCTTCTTTTGTGTATGGATTTATTTTTTGAATATTATTTATATAATAATCGAATTCAATTGCATTAAATTTGTAAATCCGAGATTTTTTGTCACTTATACTAAACAGATTTGTGGTAGGAATATCTTGTATATTTTCCAAAGTAAAAGGGTCTGTTATATTTTCGGACTCAAAATTATTATATTGGTTAATTTTTGAATATATATAGTTCCTAACGAATCTTTGAATCTTAATAATTTCATCATGATGTTTCATTCTCATTGTATTTAACAGTAAATTATGAAACAAATTCGAACATTGTTTTTGTGGTAAATCATTTGAAAAATATTTATGGATTATTGAAAGAAGTTGTTTTTTACTATATTTTATTCGTAATACATTTTTGAAAAGTTTTTTTTTATACATTTTGCTATTTTTTATTTTGTTTTGAAAAAAAGTGTCATTATTATGTAAATACCTAAATATGTGGAATAAATCCTGGTTGATGACATTTGGAGGTAAATGAGTTTTCTCAAAAAAGTTCTGAATATATTTCTCTTTATTCATATTAAAAGTATATACAAAATCTGTTTTAAATATATTATTTTGAATTAAAACAATCATTTGTACAATAATCTGTGAAAAAACATCGAGTTTTGAATTCCTTATTACATTTCATACATTTTATATTGTAATAACCATGTATATCTTTCTTAAAATATTTATAACATTGTACTGAACAATAAGCATTTTGATGTTGTAAATGTCTTTGACATATTTTACATTTATTATTTTGAAATATATCAGTTCCAAATACAGGTAAATGCAATGACATATATTTATTCATTTACCTATTTTTTATTTTTATATTTTGTTATTTTATATTATGAACATATTGGTTATTATTTTATGTGTACATAAGAAAACAATTACCGATTCGCAAGTATCCTATCAAAAACTGTTCAAAAATTTCCCTCACGTTAATCCTATTTATACTATCAATAACAGACAAGAAATTATAAAGTACTTGAAATCAGGTGATATATCAGGTATCATTCTTGGAGGATCAGAATCAAGAGTATTACAAAAACAAAGAGTTGATGTGCCTGACGAAATATTTCAATCCAATGTTCCAATTCTTGGTATATGTTATGGTTTTCAATTAATGATTGAAAAAATGTGTAAGGAAGCATCAATTGGAACATTTAAAAACAATTATGAAAGTAAAGCAACAAGATATTTAACAATTGATACACCTATATTGCAAGTTCCAAAATCAAAATATTATTTTATACATCATGATTTTGTAAAACAAATACCAGACACTTGGACGAAAGATATAATAATGGGTGATCAAATATGGATGGCCCATCATAAAAGCATGATAGGTGTACAGTTTCATCCTGAAAAATATAAAACATCGGGTGTTCGATTTTTTTCAAAATGGATAAAAATGTTATCAAATCATAAATAAAATCTGTTTGGTTAATTTTGAGTACATGTTCATAACTTTTTCAAAAAAATAAAATAAGTTTATAAAATTTTAAAATATGTTAAGGAATGTACTCATTTTAGGGGCTTAAGGAATCTTATGAATTTGAGTACATGTTCATAACTTTTTCTAAAAAATAAAATAAGTTTATAAAATTTTAAAATATGTTAAGGAATGTACTCATTTTAGGGGCTTAAGGAATCTTATAATTTTGAGTACAT